CTTTTAAGATCGAGACCCATTGCTTTAACTTTGCCTTTTTTACCACCAGTGTCTTTGCGTTCGCCTTCAAGATCGTATACTCTAACTGCATAACGCTTTTTAGTAATAAACAATCCGGTATCTGCAACCACTTCTCTACCTGCTGCAATGACTTCTGCTCTGCTCTTTGGACAATGAAACGCCCTGCCCATGAAATCACTAAAACTTAGATTTGCTTCGTCACATATCTGATCATACAGTGCAGTAACACTTTCCTTTGTCCACGGAATACGATCTGATTGAATTTCATCTTTTAGTACAGGATATGCACTGAAATAAACAGAGTCTGTATCACCGTAGATAATACTTTTACCTACGTGATCATACGATCCGGTGATGATTTCGTTTACCTTGGCTGCCATGTGCTTGGCAATTTGTCTACCAGTTAGTGTAGTACTTTGTCCAATGCGCTTATCGAAAAATCTGCAACCCGGGTTAAGAATAGCACCATACAAGCTGTTGAGGTTAATCTTCTTAACCAACTGACGCTTATCCCAAAACGCAATTTCTGTTTCGTTTCCAGCTTCGATTGATTTCTTTTTCTTTGCTTGTAGTTCTTTACGTTCGCTGTACCAACGCTTTAGCAAGCCAGGAACAATCCCTTCTTTTTCATATGTAAACACAGTACCGTTTGCACTAATCATCCACGGTTGGTTACTATCGAATATTAGCTTGTATACTTCTGCTGCACTTAGCACATGACTTTCGCCACTTTCCAAGTCCAGTGTTAGCATGATATCTCTGCGTTGTTCCATAATAGCTTCGTATTCTTCAGCACCAAATCTACCTTCCCAGCTACTTGCAAACGACATTTTCTTTAGAGTAACGTCTTCGTGAATACGAGCATCGGAAATATCCAGACGAATCTGTCCAATAATTGTTTCCGGCGCCATGTTCATTGCACGAATCACACTTGGATACAAGCTGTTCAAGTCCATTGACCCGACCCATTTGTGTACACCTTTTTTAGGGAACGCAACATAAGCACCCGCAGCTTGCGTATCGCCGCCGTGGTCACGCCTGTTGGGCACCTGCATCCCTCTACGGTGAGATTCGTTAATGATTGCTTGTTCTGTAACAGCAACAGCACCCATTGTTGTTTGTAGCAACACAGTGTTGTCGTGTGCAATCTCGTTAGCAAGATCCAAGAATCTCAGTTTCTTATCGATCTTATCAAGTAGTGCAACGTCCTGCCGGTTGTATTCAATAAATTTACGAAAGTCATTATTATAAAGTTGATCAAGTGTTCCTTCGTAAACAGTTTTGTTTTCACCAACTTCCATTTCGCCGATTGCATCTAGTCTGTAGCTGTGTCGTTCTTCGTATGTGTATTTGCGATACAGTTCGAGATAGTCCATATGCACACGTCCGACAGTGTCAAACGTTTCTGCTGTTTTACCAAACTTTTCGTATTCACGCTTACGAGGTAACTGCCCCCACAAACAAAAGCGTCTAGTATCATCCTTGCTTAGTATACGATTTACACGATTTACTGTATACGGAATATCGTATCCTTCGCTGTTCCATCCACTTATAATGTCAGCGTCTTCGATCAGGTCAAGGAAGGTTTGCAGCATGTCACCTTCGTTTTTAAATAAAATACAAAGGTTACCCCACTCTTTGACTTCTTCTTGTGCTTGTTCCATTGTAAGTGTTTTAGGAGGTAGCGCAAGTGTTACCAGTGTGTCCATCCATTGCAAATGTACAGTAATAGCAGTAATTGGCATAAACGGATCGTTTGTTGGGGCAAATCCCCGTTCCGGATCAAAGTCGGTCTCGATGTCGAAAAATGCAACGTTTAGTTTAGGTGCATCTTGATTTTCATAATTTTCACTTAAACATTGAAAAATTGGATTAATATCAGATTCGAAAAGTTTCTTACCTTTGTTAATTGCAAGTTCTTTGCGATAATCTTTTGTATTTTTACAAACAATACGTGTAAGAGGATCTCCGAAAATACTTTTATACTTTCCTCTAGGATCGTCGTAATAAAATGTATATTTTGCTTGATATTCGTGGTAATGTCTTTTACCATCCTTGCGTTCGACTACACGAATTATATCTGCGTCTCTGTCGAACATTGCGTCTACATATGGCATTTCTTCTCCTTGTTGCTTATTGGCCAACTAACCTTCAACCTACTCGTAAAGTGAGCGACTCTACATTTAATTATTATTTTTAAGTATATATAAACTGACTCTAGAACTATCTAATTTAACTGTTTCGTTAGGATATTTCCGATCGTAGTACTTTTTTCCAATTGGCATGACTATAATCATCTTAGGTGAAGATTTTTTAATAGTACCAATCTTTAAATTATTATGATGGGAATATGCAATAATATCCCCATCATTTAATATATTACCTAAAATGTCAACGTGTTCAGTCGTCTTTGTCATAGCCAACAGTGGACACCAGTGTTTCAAGATCTTCGAATTCGTCTTGAACTTGTCCCCAGTTACGCTTTTGTGCAACACGAATCGCTTTGTTAATCAAGCTAGGTTTTACGTTTAGTTCTTCTGCAACAGCCTTAATAGTATCTTTAAGTCCTGCTTGCAAATCGCTTACTTCTTGCATAACGCTTACGCCTTCACGTACAAGACGTTCTAGCTTGGCTTTTTCTTCAGCGCCGTATACTCTATCACTCATATATTACTCCTTTTTTAATAATATATGTTAAAAGCTCTTTGTTGTCAATGGTTTATTTTATGTAAGCACCAATTCGTCCGTGTACGTCTGGATAAACTTTGTATGTGTATCCTTCGGGTGGATTTATTTCTTCGCCGGCCCATACAGGTATAAAATGTTTTATATTGCCTTCGAAGTCTTCGTTGTGTCTAAAGTGTACTTCTATAAGTCTTCCGCCTATAAATTCACAATTTATCCACTCGTATTTTTCACCGTAGTGTCGTATGCACTCCGGTAATCTTATTCTGTCGGATACTTTGATCCAATCGTTCCACTTGGTAAACGTGTTGTCGGGCTTGTTACCTTCGACTGCTAGTGCTTGTTTGCCCCAATGATAGTCTATACTAAGATGTCTACCTTCGAACCACTCGCACCAGAAGTGTCCAACAGGCAAGTGTGTTGTATCGCATTCAAGCCATAACTTTTGTGAGCCTAACCCAAGTCCTATCATGTTAACACAAGGACGGACAATATAATAGCCCGGATGCGGAACATCTAATCCGACCGGGCCACAATTATAATACATTTTACGACTAAGTATGAGTTTATCTAACACCCAAATATCGTCTGGGTCAATTGTTTTCCAGACAACGTCTTCGGCAGTTATCATTTTTTCTTTTTACGTCCTTGACAGTGTGCCCGTTGAGAAAAACCTTTCGGATTGCTACAGTTAATAGAGCTTTTGTATTTTTTACTCCATTTTTCTACAACAATTTCTTTTATTTTCATTTTTTTGCAACGTGTTCAGGCTTGCCTTTATGCTTGGTTGCTGCATAATCTTTTGCTGCTTTTTTTGGCATTTCTTTAGCAACTTTAGCAACTTCTTTACTTGGTGCAGGTTCGCCTTTTTGTGTAGCATGTACCATACCCATGAAGCGTTGTTGAGCCTTGCTCTTTGCTTTTTCGTCTAGACTTTCTTCTGTTTTTGCACTTTGACGATCTTTTCTTGCCATGAGTTTTGCTAGTGCCGCAGCGGCTTTAGAAGCCATACTAGCATCTTTTTTATCACCAGTGGGTCTTGTCCAGCCTTTTGCTTTGTTGTGCTTTGTAGCTGCTAATGCTCTGCCTTTTTTACGATTGGCAATCTTACGCTTGTTTTCGTCACTGGCATCACCTGAACCTCTACGTTCGGCTTCGTCGTCGTATGCTTTTCCATGATACTTATAAAGTGTATCCGGGCTTAGTTCGCCTAGTTCAGTTTTTTTTTGATTCATACGTTCTGCTAGTGTTTCTTTATATTGGCTAGCTTGATCTTCTGTCATGTTACCCTTAACAGATTTACTTTCGTTTGCATTTCCATTTTCATATTCTAAATAATGATAAACAGAGCCGATGTAGTCTGCTGCTTTGGTAATCTTTGCTTGTACCCAGCCTTCTAGACCTTCTGCCTCTGATATATTTTTAAGCATGTCGTGCAATTTAATTGCATATTTTGCAGTTTTGTAAAGATCTGCACGAGCCATTTGTACTTCGTGGTCTTGTTCTGCTGCGTGTGCAAGATCACCCAGTCCTTCGTTTACGTTCTTATCAGTCATAAAGGTATCTCCGAAATTCTTTTATATATTTATCGTTTTACTGGCTTGCCACCCATTAGATTGTTTGATAAATCTAATGCATTTTTAGCAGTGCCGTCTTTGTTTTTCTTTTGTGGCGCAACTGGTACACCATTTTTGTCACGTTTAATTTTAGCATTTGCTGCTGTTGGGTTAGCTACACTAGCTATGCTTCCTGCACTTATAGCACCGGCTGTAGCAGTTTCTTCCATGCTTGCTTTTTTCTTATGCTTTTCTTTGCGCAGCGGTGTATTCTTTTTATTTTGATCTTTGTGTACACCGGCACCCGATCGTTGTGCAAATGTTGCTACCGGGTTGCGTTCTGCAGGAACTGGTTTTTTAACAACTTCGTCGATTTTCATTTTGTCTTCCTTAATCCGGTAATCGCAGCATCTTTTCCATATTGCGCCTGTAAAATTTTCTTTGCTTCTTGTGTATTTCTGGCTGACACTTGCACAGGTATCCATTGAGAATAATACTGTTGACGAACTCTTACATTCGCCGTAAACAATGAAAACAAATCTGTTTGTTTTAATTCTCTTAGTAGCATGTTAGTATTTATCAAAATCAAAAGGTTTGATTTTTTCTACAGGTTCTTCTAAACTGTGTCCACCCGAAATAACTGCCCATTCGCTGGCTGTATACTTGGGTTCTGTGTTCTCAGTCATTCCTAAGTTAAATAAAACATTTGTGCTTTTGCCTTTTACTTTAGAAGATAATGTAGGAGGAACACCATTTTTATCTACAGTGTTGCCAAACTTAGCTGCTTGACGTTTGATTTCGTTGGGTCCTACATCGACAGTTTGGTTTTGTCGAGTAATTTTTCCTACGCCTGCTGCTTCTCGTATTGTTTTAATAGTACCTTCGTGTGTAACATAATATGGAAAAAACTGAACATCAGGATATTCTTTTTGTAGATTGATAAACATTTTGATGTTGCTCATAGCGTCATCATAAAGACGCACTCTAGCATACTTACCTGTATCTAAATATTTTCTAATCCACACAGCTTTGTTTTGTGAAGGTGATCCTCCGAGATTACCAGCACGATGCACATGAACTCGATTCATGTCAATGCCATATTTTCTAAATGTATCCAAAAATAATTCTTTGTTATCGAAGTCTGATCTAGCAGTAAGCATTATAACTTTACTATTGCCTGCATTGTTTATTATTGCTTTAAGTTTAGCAATCATTGGTTCAATTGGAATACTTTCTTTGTTGAACTTTTCTGCGTTTTCAAATTCTCCAAAATCAAAACTTTCGCCTGGTTGCAGTTTATAAGTATTGAATTCTTGATTGGTTAGACTTTTAATA